ATGAGCTGCAGGTAGTCGATCCCAATGGCGGCCAGGTCGCCGCGGCGCTTCATGGCCCAGACGGCGCGGGCCACGTCCTCGACGGACACGCCGGCGCGGTCGCGCAGCCAGAGGTTCTTGGGGATGCCGCCCTTCACTTCGTGCAGCACCTGAAGGTCAAACGACGTCAGCGGCGCCACCTTGGCGATGTCGGAGAAGCTGACGGGCTGGTCGTGCTGGGCCGTCAGGCGCGACAGGGCGCGGTCGTTCAACTGGTCGGTGTCCATCTCCAGCGAGAAGCCAGCGAACAGACGGCCGGGATTTCGCAGAGCGGCGCCGTAGAGGACGTTGCCCAGCAGAGCCGTCTTGCCCATGCCGAGACGCCCGGCCATCACGATCACCGAGCCAGGCATCAGACCGCCGAGGCGCTTGTCGATCGACGACAGGCCCGTCTGTACGCCCTTGGGCTTGCCGGTGGCGACCTCCAGTTCCAGGCGATCCATGCGGGCCTGAGCGGCGTCGTGCGCGTTGACGAACATCGCGTCTTCCGGCGCGGCGCCACGCTCGGCGGCTTCCAGGGCAGCGCGGGCCTCGGCGACGGCGGCATAGCCGGTCTGCTCCGGGTTGCGGGCGGCCTGCATCGCTTCGGCGGCCATCTTGATCAATCGACGCCGGACGGCGGTGTCGGCGATCTGCTCGGCATAGGCGCGAGCGTTGGCTGACGGCGGGGCCCGGTCGACCAGGTCGAACAGGTAGCCGAAGCCGCCGAACTCGTTAAAGGCGGGGTCGGTTGCGAACCCGGTCTGTAGCGTCGTGGGTTCAGCCAGCCTTCCGGCGCTGATCGCGGAGGCGATGGCCAGATACAGGCGCTGGTGGAAGGGCTCGCTGAAGTCATCGTCCGTGATCAGGTCGTGGACCTGACGGTGGACCTCGTTGTCGAACATGAGCTGGCCGAGGATGGCTTGCTCAGCCTCAAGGTTCAGCGGGAGGGTCGGTGCTTCGTCGCGCGGGTCCATCATGCCGCCTTCTCCGTGTCGAAGAGGGGCCCGCACTTGATGGCCTCGACTCGCTGGACGGCGGCGTCGGCGAAGCGGTTCAACTGCTCCGATGCGGCTGGGTTCTGCTTGGCGCGCGCCTTGGCCTCGCGCCGCATCATGCGGGCGTAGTGGAGCTCCATGTCGACGATGTCGCGCCTATTCATGGCCAGCCTCGTCGTTGGCCGGCTTCATCTTGGAGAACAGGCGCTCGGCTTCAGCGGCAGCGACGGCGCGCCCCAGCTTGAAGGTGACGCACAGGTCCGAGGCGACCCGGTTGAACGCGGTCGCGGCCTCCACCTTGCCGGTAATGGGGTGCATCTGCTCGGCCACGATGTCGAGCATGTCGCGCAGCAGGACTGCGCGCTCTGCCGGGTTCTCAATGTCGTTGGCGGCGGCCACGACGATCCTGCGTGCCTGCATCCGCAGGAACAAGCTTCGGGCCGTGCGCGCGTCCTTGGTGGACTGATGTTCACGGCGCCGGTCGATGCGATCGACGAGGTAGTGCTCCTTGCCGTTGCTCACGCCGCCCGCCCTCCGTCCCAGATCGACGCGGGAGCGGATTGACGGGCCGGGCGGCGGTACTCGACCGGAGCTTTGATCTCGCGACGTATAGGTTGGTAGGCACTAGCCGCGCGCTGCTGGTGAGCCGCGCAGTAGCTTTCGAGGGCGGTGCCGACGCCTTCCTGCACCGGCAGACCGCAGCACATCTGCTGGGCCGGGCGCTCGGGCTCCCCCACTGGCCATGCGCACTGGAAGCGGCGGCGCTCCATCAGAGGGATGGCCGTGTCGTTGGCCGGGGCGGCGAACTCCTCGATGATCTTCTCGCCGTGCGCCCGGTGCGCAGTGCGGCGCTTCTCTGTCTCTGCAGCGTTCACGACCTCGACCTTGCCGAACGCCACAGCGGGACGGTTCTGCGGGCCGGGCTTGGGCGGCGTGCGTGCGGCGATGTTCTGGACGATGGCGCCGGTCGAGCGGTCGCGCTTGACCTCTGGAGCCTTGGGCTTGCGCTTGGCTTGTGCTGCGGCGGTGTGGGTCTGGAAGTTGGCGGGCTTGTCGCGCGCCTCCAGGCCGAGACGCCGGGCCTTGCCGAGGACAGCAGCTCGTGACTTGCCGGGAAGGCAGTTCGCGATCTCTGTCGCCGTCTTCTTCTCGGTCCACATCTTCCGCAGGATCTCGACCTGACGATCAGGCCATTCGGTGTTGTTGCCGTGGTGGGTCATGCGGTCCTCGCAGCGGTCAGGGGTTCCCAGCGCCAGGCATGGGAGGGATGACGGAGACGGACGGCGCAGAGCCAGATGCCGAAGGCGTCGGCCTCGTCCGAGGTTTTGGGGTCGAAGCCGTAGGCCTTGGCCGCGGCGATCATCTGGGCCTTGTCGGCCTTGCCCGATCCAGTCAGGGCCTTCTTGACCTGCGATGTGGCGACCTCGGCGCATTCTATGCCAGCGCGGTGAGCCACCATTTCGGTGACGCCCGCCATGCCTTGCAGCTTTCGGGTCGTGGCGATCTGGGTCTGGCCCGCCAAGATGGGGGCCTCGAACACGATCAGGCCGGGCCCGACCTCGCGAACTCGCGGACGCAGCCAGTCCTCCCATGCCGAGAGGAACCGGCCGACGTCCGTGCCGGTCGACGGCAAACGGAAGTGATCCAGCACCGGACGCGCGTCAGGAGTGCCGACGCAGGTGCCCGTCTGGGTCGCGAGGTCGAGCGCCAGGATCATCAGGCGGCGCCTTTGACTTCGGCGTCCGTCAGGTCATTGGCAGGGATACCGCCGAGGGCCATCGCGCGACGCTCTTGGGCCTTGTGCCAGCCGGTCATGAAGGCCTGATGGTAGTTCGGCGAGATGTGGTCACCCGGCTTGGGGTCGTCACCGCGCAGACCAGCCTGATAGCCTTCGGCCTCGGCGTCGATCTCATCGCGGGCCGGGGAGGGCAGGCCGAACAGGTCCGGCTGGGCGCCAGCGGGCAGACCAGCCCAGACGCGCAGCTTGGCGCGACGCTCTTCTTCCTCGACCAGGTCGCGGCGCGTCGCCTTGCTATCGTCGAGGATCGCCTGCAGTTCCTTGCGTGCGAAACCGTCGGTCTTGGCGTCGCGGAACAGGTCGGTCAGCGTGGCGCGCTCGGCGTCCATCACGGCTTTGGCGGCGGCGACCTTGGCACCCTGGGCGCGCAGGCGGTCGAGATGGTGGATGAAGAGGTTCTCTTCGTCCTTCTCGGTGCGGTTCGGGATCGACTGCCCGCCGTCTTCACTCTTCAGTTTCTTGGCCATCTGGCCCTCCATCGAGACCGCTCAACGGGGCGGTCAGTCCCGTTCGGTCACGCCGCGCGAAGCGGGGTAGGGCTTGCTGCCTCGATGGCGCGACGGACGCCGCGGACTCGCTCAAGGGCCTCTTCGGCGTCGCGCTCGGCCGCAGCGATGGCGTCGAGGTCGTTGTTGGATAGGCGGCCGTCGGCCAGGGCCTCACGAACGGCGGCCACGACGTCCATGCTCTCCTGAGCGAGGTCGAAGGCCAGTTCCTTCAGGCATCCAGTCACCGGCGCCGGGCGGCAGGCTTCGAACAGGACAGTGCTGTAGATCGCCTTGCCGCAGTGCCGTTCCAGGTCGGCCATGACGTCGGCGGGCATGGTCGAGGGGTCATGCGGCGTCTGGTAGCCGGACAGAGAGGACTTGCGGACGCGGCAGGCCCGCGCCGCTTCCTCAAGTCCGCCGCTGGCTTCGATCAGTTCGGCAGCAAGCCGGGCGTGTTCTCGGTGGCTGATCTTGTTCACAGGATGTTCCGGTGTCGTTTCCAACAGACCGTCAGCCGCGCTCAGGCGACATCAGGCGAGGGTTGTTCAGGAGAAGGCGATTGGTCGTTCGCGGCGTTCGGATGTTCAGCGGGCTTGCCGCCGAAGAAGGGGGCGAGCGTCCGCTGCGTGAGGTGACGCGCCTCTGCGGCCTCACGCTCGGCGGCGATCACGCCCCGCAGGATCGGGCGGTGCCCCTCGACCGCATCAGCCAGATACGACAGGGCCGAGAGGGCATCCGATTGGCGGCCGTTGGCGGCGAGCCTCTGGATTTCCCCGACCATCCCGTAAACGGCGTCGGCGGTGCAAAGCACCTCGACCGACAAGGGAAGGCGGGCCGGTGAGAGGGCGGCCATGTCAGGCGGCCTCAGAGGGGCGTTGGTCGTCGTTGGCGGCTTCCGCCCGGAAGCGCTCGATGAGTGCGATGTCGGGGTTCAGGTCGGCCGCTTTAATCCGGCCACCAGAGAGGCGTTCGATTTGGAGCGCGACGCGCACGCTGGCCACGCCCGTCCGTTCGAGGGTGCTGACGTGACCCTTGCTCTTGAGCCCCACGCGCGGCGCGAAGGCTTGCTGCGAGAGGCCGAGTTCTTTGCGAAGGGCGTTGATGTCCATGCGCGAATGTTTGCATATGCCGAACATTTCAGCAAGACAGATGTTCGGCATATGCAGACTGACGGCTTAAGCCTGTGTTTGCATACTCCGAACATGAGCACCAAGCCCCGGAAGTCGCGCCCAGCAGAGGTCTATGAGGACTATCGCTCGCGAAGCGGATGGTATCTGGCGGCATGGAGGGACTATGCCGGGCTCACCCTTGAGGATCTTGCGGCAGAGCTGGGCAGGTCGAAGGGCTATATTTCTGACCTGGAGACTGGCGCCGTGCGGACGGGACGCCCTGCTACTCGATTCAATCGCGACCTGATTGAGCAGGTCGCAGGGGTTGTCGGTACGACCGGAGGGCGACTGATCGACGTGAACCCGTTCAACCTTAATGACCAGATGGAGCGGCTTAGCTCCGTCATCGCTCGCCTAGACGAGGCTGGTCAGCAGGCGGTGTTGAGCATGGCCGAATCCTGGGCCGCGCGCACGGGCACAGACGGATAAGCCAGCCATCGGCTGAACCTCGGGGGAGGGGCGATGAGAGCGATAGCATTTTTGGCTTCCGTAGCCGTCCTCACAGGGTGCGCGAGCACGCCAAGCGTCGAAGAGGCGGCCGTGGTTGAGTGCGAGGCCTTCGTCACCACAGGGGAGGTCCGCAACTGCGTGCTGATCTCTCAGACGGTTGAGGGGTCCGAATTCGGCGCCTTCGCTGTCGATCAGGTTTCAAAGGGCAGGCTGGTAGGACGCCCTGGTGAAGAGGCCTGGAAGAAGTTTCGGACCACGGTGCGCGGGAAGCCCGCAGGATAACCTCGGGGGAGGGGCAAATGAACGTAGCCGTCAGCGCCGGCGCCAACGCCGCGATCATCGCCAGCTTGGCTCGCAGCAGGGTCATCGAGCATTTCGAGAAGGCTGGGGCGCTGGAGCCTGAAACGGCTGTCCTGCTGCCGACCAAAAGCCCTCGCTACACGGTCGAGGCCCTGATCAAGCACAGGGTGCTGATCCCGGCAGGCGAGGGGCTTTTCTACGTGGATCTCGACGCCAACAAGCGTTGGCAGCGTGAGCAGGGCAATGTGGCGGTCGGCGTGATCGTCGTCATGCTGCTCCTGCTGGGGATCGTGATCATCGGAGTGGCAGCGACAAGATAGTCTCGGGGAGGGGGCTGTGAGCGATCAGGATCGAAAACGGCCTGTAAGCAGGCGGAGAGCGCGTCGTGAACGGGTGGACGCTTGGTTCGTCCGCATCGCCTGGGTGGTGGTCGCCATGCTCGTGGCTTTTATGCTGCAGCAGGCGTTCACAATGAGGCCAGTTGAGGAGCCCGTGATAGTGAGGGCGGTGGGATGATCGGAACGCTGACCGAGGCGGAGCTCTGGGAGCTGACAGCCCAGCCTGCGATCTTCGCTATCGCCATGCTGGCGTTTCTGAAGGCGCCTTGGCGTGTGCGGCTTGTCGCGGCAGCAGTTGGGGCAGCGACGGGGCTGGCGAGCGGCCTGATCGCACTCTGGGCTCAGCGTCCGGCGCGCCCTGGTGGCTGGGGTGGGCATTTGCGGTGCCGCTGATCGTTTGGGCGGGGTGGCGTATCTATCGGCGGCGTAGGGCAGCCGGAGTTAACGGATAATCTGGGGGAGGGGTGATGATTGCAGAAGCCGTATTGAGCTTGAGCCTTGTGTGCGATGTCACCTTCACCGTGACGGAAACTACGAGCTCGAACACGCGACTGGACTACGGGTCTCCGTCGATTTCCACGCAGACAGAGACGCCGCGTCGGGTCACGGATCGTCTTTTCGTCGAGCTGGGCGCGAATGCGAACCGAATTCGCCTGCCTCGGCAATTGTCCCGACCCAATGAAGAAGGCTGGCGCGACCTGAAGGATTTGGCCGTGGCCGATCAGGCGATAGACGCGAAGTTCACGTTCTATCCGACGGTCGGCGGGACGGTCACCATCAACCGCATGACCGGCGAGATCCGTGCGAGGTGGGGCAACCTGCTGTTTGGCAGCAATAGTCTCGCGGGTGACTGCCGGCCGTACGAGGCGCCAACGACGCGGATGTTCTGAGGGGCGGGGAGGCCGAAGCCTCCCCAGGGGGTTAGGCGGCGTCGCGGGAGGTGCGGGCGGTCTGCTTCTTTTGGGAAGCCGCTGGAACCCTCTGGCGCCTATCACCATTATAGGCTTGTAAAGCGGCTCTAACTATCATAACGATAGGTCATGGCGCAGCTATCCAAGAGCGGCGACGTTGCCGCGTTCAAACCAAGGCCGGGCGACCTTCTGGATCAGATCCGGAAGTTGGCCTCGGATTCGCGGAACGTGAAGTTTAGTGAGCACGCCCTGGACCGGATGTATGAGCGCGACATCACGGCCCTGGACGCGTTGAGAGTACTCCTTAGCGGTTACATCGATGGCTCCATCGATGCCGGTAAGAATCCCGGAGAATGGAAATGCAAGATCGTAGGAAAGAGAAAGGGAAGTCGAGATATAGGGGTGGCAACAATAGTGATGCGAACCGGGAAGCTGTATGTGAAGACGGTGGAGTGGGAGTTCCCATGAAGCAAGACAACTTCTTTTTGTGTAACGAGGCTGTCCAAAAGCCGTATCATTATAAAGGTGCCGGCCTTGAGGGTATCTACCTGCTGAACGGATATTGCCTTGAAGAGGTGGATGGCGAGGCGCATGTCTCAATCACGGACATTGAGGGCCTGCACAAGGCGATTGGCCGCCACCTGGTTACGCACCGCAAGGCTTTGACGCCCAGGGAGATTCGCTTCCTGCGAAATACGATGGGTATGACGCAGGCCAGCCTTGCTGAATGCCTCGGCAACAACAGTCAATCTGTAGCGCGGTGGGAAAAGGGTGAGACCGAGATGCCCGGCACGTCTGAGAAGCTTCTCAGGGCCGTGTTCATGGCGTCCCTGCTTCCAGCCGACGATTTGGTGGCGTTGCGCGACTTGCTCGTCACCAAGCTGGGGGAACTTGATGAAATGGATGAAGTGGGGGCCGCCCCGGCTCAATTTGAGCTGTATGATAACTGGCACGAAAAAGAGCAGAAGCTCGCTTTCGCCTAACCCATTGCGCACTGCCTAATGTTAACCCCGCCCCTCACCGGGCGGGGTTTTTGCTGTCGCGCTGGGGATTGCTCCACGCATACCTATATCTCCGTGGTCGATCGCTTGGACCGGCAGGGAGTGTCGGCGATGCCTCGGAACAAACTTCACGAGATAACCGCCAGCCGGACGCCATTGGGACCTAATCCAATCACGATGGCTGCGCACGTCATCGGACTTTTGCCACAGGGAGGGCGACGGGTGCGCCTTGCCAACAATCACGAGATGGACGTTCTCCGCGTCGGAGGGAGAAACACAGAGGTCAGCTTGATCGGGGATGTCGTCACCATCACGATCGCGCCTGGCCAGCTTCATGGATGGCGTCTGACCTAGCCGATCCTTGGAGGCAGTGATGGATGACGCCAGGCGAGAGCGTGAGGCTGCAGAGCGCGCTGAGATTTACGCCCCCAAGCCAACAGGAGGCGCCTGGTTGGCTGGCTCCTGCGGAGCGGTCGTGGCGATGGTCGTCTTGTTCACCATCGGCAAGGTCTATGAGCTGCCTCTACGGCCCAATCTGATCTTCGCGGTGCCGATAGTCCTCGCCGCATTCGTGACGGTCTATGTTGGCTATCGGCGGGCCCGCGGTAAGAACCGGCAGGCACAAGCGGATGAGATGGAAAAGGGCCGGTAGAGGTTAGGCGTCCTCGTCGTCGTCTTCCTCGTCGTCTTCAGCATCCAGGTCCGCAAATACGAGCTGCATCTCGACCCGCACCTCGTCCATGGTCTGCTGGGCCCAGGCATGAAGGGCTCTGACGGTCTTCTCCGCGGACATGGCGTCGGCTGAGAACAGCCGCTCCATGACGTCGGTCAGCGTCTGGTTTCGCCCCATGAGGACGCCAGCGCGGTAGATCGGATCGTCAGAGGGGTCGATGTCGTCTTCGTCCATGAGGCGAGGCTATCACAGGCGCCCGCCCTGTCACGCCGCCTCTTCGGCGGCTTCTTCCTCCCGCTCGGCCAGTGGGTTGATCTGGGTCCAGGTGTCGCCGTCGGCGCTGCAGTCGATCTTGAAGTAGGCGGTGTCGTCGAGCCAAGGGTCTCGACCGTCAGGGTCGATCCCGGTTGCTGCGCGCGGGACAGACCCGTGCTGAGCCAGAACCTCAACCTCGCCAAACAGGTCCAGGTCTGTGTCTGCCCATTGCTGATAGACCAGCACTCCATCGGCTGAGCGCGCGAGGATCTCGCCGCCCTCCTCGGCATCTACCGCACACACGAACTCGTATCGCTGGGCTGGCTCCCGGCGATGTTCCCAGAACGGTTGCGCGTAGTAGTGCAGCCGGCGCGGCATGCCTGATCCCTCCAGAAGTTAACGTCCCAATCGCCACGCCGAACAGCGTTGAGTCAATGCGGCCAGGCTGCGGGTGCGTCCGATAGTGACGCCTGTATGTTCGGCATATGCAAACTTTTCTCTTGCGGACATGTTCGGCATATGCAAACTTTCTCCCATCACCGGGAGACGAACCATGTCACTCAAGACCGAAACCACTGCCCAGAAGACGGCCGCCAATGACGCGGTCCACCACTTCGCCATCGGCGAAGCCGTCCTGATCCCCGCGCGCGTCGCCCGTCCGGCTGGCGCTGGCCTCGGCGATTGGGGCCGCGCCGTCATCGAAACCGGCTGGGGTCGCTACTCGATTGACTTCACCGGCGATGCCGTCATCCACGGCCTGGCGCGCGGCGTCATCCTCGCTCCTTCGCATACCGGGACAGGGAAGTGGGACGTGCAGGTCGAGAACGGCCTCGCTGGCGTCACCGTCACTGTTCCCGGCGACATGCTGGCCTCGGCTCTTGAGCCCCTTCGGAGGGCTGCCTGATGCGCCACGTCTCCGCAATCATGCCCGGCGTCATGGCCGGGATCGCCGCCGCCGCCAACGTGGACCTGTCGTTGGTTCAGCCGTCGCGCCGCCCGCTCTTTGAGGTCGAGGGTCCGAAGGTCTTTGACCGCCGCACCCGCCGCTGGATGACGGTCGATCAGGCGACGCAGGAAATGCTGCGCCTCGCGGGTGAACTGGCTGCTGCCGAAGACCCAGGCCTGCTAATCCCGGTCGTCAACGCCTTGGCGTGGGCCATTCGGGACGCTCGGGAAGCTGAGAACGACCCGCTGCCGCCGGCCAGCCTGGCGAGGGCTGCGTGATGGAGCTTCATCACGAACCGCCCTTCACCAAGAAGCGATGCGGGAAGCTGGCGATCTGGCGCAATGAGCTCGAGCTGGCTCATGACTTTGCGATGCGGGAGGGCCTGACCTTCGAACTCTCGGCAACGGCCTATCAAGTCGCCAAGATCATCGGTCCAGATGTTCGGATCGTGATCTACCCGCACAGGACGAAGAGCACCGGCAACGTCAGCCTTCGGGTTCGCGACGAGAACAGCAAGAATCCCGACCGTGCCGACGATCTTATGGTGGCGATGGACGGCCTGGTTCCGGGGTTCAATACGTTCAGCCGCCACCTCAGCGACGCCGGCATCAAGCGTCAGCGCGCAGCCCACCAACGTGAAGCGGTGCGGGCATGATGGCCGAACTTCGCACCATCCCGTCGCATCCGTGGGAGGCCGTGCGCGAGCGCTATCGCGAACTGGCTGCCCAGGTGCGCCCCGGCGATCCGCGCGCCGTGCCCTTCGAGCCGCGCCGTCTGCCCGTGAACTTGATCCGGGTGTCCCTTCAACTCGCCGCCGGACTGATCGTCCTCGGCTTGCTCTGGAAGCTGCTGTGAGCCTGCACAACCCTCTACCCATGCCCCTGTCGGGCAAGATTAGCGAGCCGGGCGTCTATGCCCTGCCCATCGAGGTCTATCACGGTCAGCCGACCGTCGGCCCGTCGATCAGCTCCAGCGGTCTGCGGACGATCTGGAGCCAGAGCCCGGCGCACTACTTCGTCGACAGCGCCCTGAACCCGAAGCGGGCGCCGCAGACAGACCGCCCGGCCTTTGCCCTCGGCCGTCTGGCGCACAAGCTGCTGCTGGAAGGCTCGGACGGCCTGGCCGATGAGTTTGTCACCCGGCCCGAGCAATGGTCGGACTGGCGGACCAAGGCCGCGCAGGAGTGGCGCGACGGCCAGATCGCGGCGGGCAAGACCGTCATCACCGATGCCGACCTGGCCGCCGTCACCGGCATGGCCGAGAGCCTGGCCCGACACCCTCTGGTCGAAGCGGGCATTCTGGACGGGTTCGTGGAGCGCTCGCTGATCTGGAAGGACGCCAAGACCGGCGTCTGGCTCAAGAGCCGCCCAGATGTGGTCCCGCATGCTTCGGGCCTGTTTTCCGACCTGAAGACGACCAACAGCGTCGCGGACAGCGATCTGGAGCGGTCGCTCTCGGACTACGGCTACCACATGCAGGCCGCATTGGTCGGCATGGCCTCAGAAGCTGTTCTCAACCGCCCCATGGAAGAGTTCGCTCTTGTCTGGGTGGAGAAGGCGCCGCCGCACTGCGTTCGCGTCACCGTCCTGACCGGGGAAGACCTCGACCGGGGCCGCCAGCAACTGCGCCGCGCCATCGACCAGTTCGCCGAGTGCGTGGCGACTGGCGAGTGGCCGGGGCCGGGCGGATCGCGCCGCGACGCCGAGTACCTGACCCTCCCGCCGTGGGCGGCGAAGCAGATCGACCAGCGTCTCGAGGTCATCGCCGCCGAAGCCAACGACAACCATCCCCAGACTGAGGCTGCCTGATGAACGCCGTCGCCACCACCCAACCGCGCCCGCAGATCATGGCGGGCGGCTCTGTCGCCGCTCTGGTCCCCCAGTCGCTCGACGAGGCGTTCCGCGTGGCCCAGGCCATTGCGTCGTCTGGTCTGGCCCCGCGTGGTCTCGACAAGCCCGAGCAGGTCATGGTCGCGATCATGGCGGGCGCCGAGCTGGGCCTCGCTCCGTTCCAGGCGCTTCAGTCGTTCGCCATCGTGAACAACCGCCCGACCCTCTGGGGCGACGGCCTGATGGCTGTGGCGCGCGCACAGGGCATCAAGGCGAAGGAATGGATCGACGGGGAGGGCGACAGCGCGGTCGCGCACTGCGAGGTCACGCGTCCCGATACCGGCGAGACCATCGCCCGATTATTCTCCGTCGCCGACGCCAAGAAGGCCAGCCTCTGGAACAAGCAGGGGCCGTGGCAGCAGTACCCGAAGCGGATGCTCCAGATGCGCGCCCGTGCCTGGGCCCTGCGCGACGGTTGCGCGGACATGCTGCGTGGCTTCCAGGTCCGTGGAGAGGTCGAGGACTATCAGCCTATCCGCGACGTGACCGCCCGACCGGCACCCAACCTGACGGCCCGGCTCTCTGCGCCTTCCAGCGGCGCGGCAGATGTCCCGCGCGAGGGCTTCACCGCCGTCCACGGCGTCGACCCCGACGACACCATTCCCGATTTCGACGCGGAGACCCCCTCTGACGCCGCGTCGAATGAGCCCGCGTCCGATGGCTTCCCCCCGCCGCGTACGGACGCGGGCGACACCTTCCCCGGCGACACCCCCCACGCCGGAGAAACGACAGCCAGCGGCCCTGAGGCGGATGCCAATGAAGAGAAGTCGCTGGCTGTCGACGTCATCGCATGGGCCGACAAGCTGATCGACGACCTGCCGTTCCTGCGGCCGGAGCAGATCGGTGCCCTCGAAACCGACCGGAAGGAGTTGGCGAAGTTCGCCATCCTGAAGACGACCGACATGGCGAAGGCGCGTGAGCTGGAAGCCGCCATTCAGGCCGCGAAGGAGGGCTGACCGATGCCGTCAGTTCCCCGGCTGCGGCGTGGTGGTCGTCACGACAGCGGTGCCGTTGGTCGGCGGCGTGACGACGGTCTGCCGCTCGACGACGACCGGCGCCGTAACGCGCGCTTCGGCAGCCCGGGCCTCGGCCTGGGCGCGGATCGCTTCAGCGCGTGCCGTCGCGGTCTGAGCCTGAGCGATGGCCACATCGTCGCGCGTGCTGCTGATCTGGTTCTGGGTAAGCGCCGCCTCGGCAGTCTGCCTGGCGCTCTCAGCAGCGGCTTCTGCCTGTGCGACCCGAAGCTCGGAGAGGGTGGGGTCTTCCGCCGGACGGGTCAGGAAGTAGATCAGCCCGAACACCACGGCAGCCAGGAGGATGCCCACTACCCACCAAAGGGCCGTGTTGCTTTCCCGCTCGACGATGATCGTCTCGGGCGCTCGGCGCACAGTGCTGCCGATGGGCGGGATCACGTTCGGGTCGTCGCGTTTGAAGTCGTCCATGGCTCTTCCTCCTCATTGCTGGGCTCAAATGGCGCAGCCCGAGCAATGGTTCCGCTTGGCGAAGCGAGGACCGCATGAGCCGGTCCCTGTTCCAGATCAACGCCGACCTCACGCGGCTGCGCGAGGAGAAGCGGGCGCTCAAGCGCAAGCACTTCGCCCCCGGCCACGTCCGGTCCCGGTCCTTCCGCCCCGAGGGCCCCGGCCAGCGCCAGCCCCGCGAGCGCGACAACCGGCACCTGGCCTTCATCCGCCGGCTGCCCTGCGCCGCCTGCCTGACCACCCACGCCAGCGATGCCGCGCACCTGCGGGCAGGGGACATCACCATCGGCAAGCGCCCCACTGGCAAGGCCGAGAAGCCGTCCGACCGCTGGACCGCGCCCCTTTGCCGGGACTGCCACACCAAGCAGCACTCCGGCGCCGAGCTGACCTTCTGGTCCGCCCTCGGCATCGACCCCTTCGACCTGTGCCGGGCCCTCTACGCCGTCAGCGGCGACACCACCGCCGGCGAACAGATCCTCCGCAACCACCGCCCCCAGGAGTCCCAGCCATGACCACCCCAACGGAAGTGCTGGAAGCGAAAGAGCGCCCGATCCTGTTCAGCGGCCCCATGGTGCGCGCCTTGCTGGAAGGCCGGAAAACCCAGACCCGGCGCGCCGTGAAGCCGAGGCGACGTGCCAGCCTGTTTGCGCTGGAGGATGACGGCACGCCTGTCTGGTCGGACAGCTACGTCATGGACCCCGGCAACGCCGACTGGCGGATGCGGGACAATCCCTACGGCAAGCCGGGCGACCGCCTGTGGGTTCGAGAGGCTTGGGCGTCGGTCCCTGCGACGGCCTATCGTCACAGCGAAGGCGTTCAGCAGGTCGTCAATCCGGACGATCCGTATCTTGCTGCGATCTTTGCCGCCGGTTGGGACCGCAGCATTCCGAAATGGAAGCCGTCGATCCACATGCCGCGCTGGGCCTGCCGTCTGGTGCTGGAGATCACCGACGTTCGCGTCGAGCGCCTGCTTGATTGCAGCGAGCATGACGCGGCCGCTGAAGGCCTCTTCACATGGCTCTACATGGGGTGCGACGGCGATCCGCAGGCTGATGGCCAGATGTTCGACGCTCGCGGCTTCCACTGGAAGGAACCGGTCGAACCCGAGGACGGCTTCAACAACGCGCGATCTGCCTACTTCGATCTGTGGAACCATATCAACGGCGCCGGGGCGGCTGAGGCCAACCCGTGGGTCTGGGCCGTCTCCTTCCGCGTCCTCTCGGAGGAAGAGCGCCAAGCCTCCCGCCGTGGGGGTGAGGCATGAGCGTCCTGTTGATCAATGGCGACTGCAGAACCGAGCTTCCGCCGTATGGCCCGTTCGACTGCATCATCGCTGATCCACCGTATGGCGACACGTCTCTTGACTGGGACCGCATCGTCGCGGGGTGGGAGGCCACAGCGCTTTCCTGCCTGAAGCCGACCGGCTCGATGTGGGTGTTCGGATCGCTCCGCTACTTCCTCAAGACGGGCGTCCCGAAGGGCTGGCGTCTTGCTCAGGACATTGTGTGGGAGAAGCACAACGGCTCAGGCTTCCACGCTGACCGTTTCAAGCGGGTCCATGAGCATGCCGTTCAGCTCTACCGGGCCGACTCGCCTTG